CCTGGAGCTTGGCCAGCCGGGCCTCGAGGTCGATCGATAGGGTGGCCAGTGACATGTCAGCCTTCCATTTCGTGCGCGCCGGGTCTCGGCGGGCGCCATGCGTTGATCACGCTCAGGTGGTGCATCAGGGTGTCCACATCGGCCACGCCCAGCCAGGCGGCCACCAGGGGCAGGCCGGCCCAATCCATGCCGCCGCTGCCGTTGGCCAGCGCGGCCCACACGCGGCGCGCGATGGCTTGCTCTGCCGTCAGTTCAGGCGGTGCCTCGCCCTCGTACTGGATGCCGGCCTGCGCGGCGTCCAGCAGGGCCCTCAGTTTTTTGCCTGCTCCTGGCGGCGCTGCAGGTAATCCGCCTGGATGCGGCGCACCTCCATGGCCACGGCTGCCGTCAGCTCCGCGCGGTCAGCCACGTAGGCGGCCCACAGGGCGGGGTCAAAGTCGGCCACCTGGTCGCTGCCCAGCTCGGGGCCCAGCAGATCGGCCTCGGTGAAGCCGTCCCACCCCACCACCTGGGCGGTGGCCGCCTCCAGTGCGGTGCGGCCACGCTCGGTGATCATCTCCACCTCGGTGGGCCGCAGGATCTGCACGCGCTGGCCGGTGCCCTCGATGGCAAACCAGCTCAGCCGCGCGGCGCGCAGCTGGCTGATCAACCGCTCTGCTGGGCTCATCAGGCTGCGCCCTCTTGCAAGAAGCGCTTCACGGTGACGGTGAAGCCGCCGGTGCCCACGCCGCCCACGCTCACGTTCTCATTGGGGATGCTGGGCGTGCCGCGGAAGACACGCACCGAGCCGTCCTTCAGCGTGATGCGGAACACCTTGTCCAGCCCAGCGCGGGCAGCGGCCACCACAGCGACCATGCCGGCGCCGTTGACGGTCTCTTTCTTGATGGCGATCGTCACCGTCTGCGCGTTCAGCGGGCCCACCTCCTGCTGCTTGATGTTGTCCAGCAGCACCGAGGTGTCGATGAAATCCGCGTCACCGCCGCCCACCTGGTATTCGGTGGCCGGGGTGATGGTGGTGAAGGCCGAGACCGGCGTGAAGGTGCCGGCCGTGAACGTGCCGTAGTTGGTGGTGTCCAGCCCCTCCAGGTTGAAGGTGTTGGTGGCCACCGTGCCCAGGCGGATGGCCTGGCCCAGCAGCTCGTCCATGCCGGTCACGGTGTCGAAGTAGCCCACGCTCTTGGTGAGCAGGCCGTGGGCGGTGCTGGTGGCATCGCCAGGGTTGGCCTTGCTCACAGCGGTGACGGTTTTGGCAGAGCCTTCGGTGGTGCCGATTTCGACACGCACGCCACGGCCGATGACGTAAGTCATGGTGGTTTCCTTTCAGGGCAAAAAAAAAGCCGGCGTGCGGGCCGGCTGGGATGGGGGAACGGTTGGCGGGGCGGCTACTGGGCCACCCACTCGAAGGTGAGCACGTAGGCATCCAGATCGAGCTCGCCGTCATAGCCGCCGAGCTGGCTGCTCTTCCACGCGGCGAGGCTGGGCGTGGCGGTTTCGTGGGCGGTGATGGCCGCCTCTACCTGCACGGCCACGGCCAGTGCGCCGGCGGCTGTCTTGTCCCAGCACTCCACGGTGATCTGGGCAGAGTCCATCGTGTCGGCGCCGTAGAGCACGCCGTCACGGGCGTGGGTGGTGGTGAACACCACGTAGGGCAGCGCCACGCCGGGCGGCACCGCGTTCTCTGAAATGCGCGTGCCCACCAGGGTGGTGAGCGCGGCATGCGCGGCCAGCGCGGCGCGAAAGTCGGTTTCAACGCTCACAGCTGCACATCCCTTCCGCCGTTCAGCTTCTGGATCTGGGGGCCGATCTTCTGCAGGAACACGGCCAGCGCCTGGGCCAGCTTGGCGCCGGCCGGCTGCAGGAAGGAACGCGCCGCCATCTTGGCCGTGCCGAACTCCAGGAACCGCCAATAGAACGGGTCGCGGGTGCTGCGCGCCCCACGCGCCGGGCCCTTGGCCGGGCGCACGTTGACGAACACACCCACATCGCCCCGCCTGCGCGCCTGCTTGCTGGTGCGCACGGTGATGGCGCCACGCACGGTGCCCGCCTTGCGGTAGGGCGCGCTGCGCGCTGAGGTGTTCAGCACCGGCGCGGCAGCGCGGGCAGCATCACGCACCACACGCGCACCGGCCGCCAGCGCGTTGCGCAGCGCACGGCGCCGCAGCTTGGGCACGATGCCCCGCAGCGCGGCGCGCAGGTCGGGCAGGCCCTGCACCTTGGCTTCAGCGGGCATCACGCACCCCGCTGGCACACATGAGCTCCAGCCACTCCAGGCCGGCATCGGGCTCGAGCACGCTGATGATTTCGTAAGGGTCACCGCGCCACACCACGCGCATGCCGCTGGTGATGCCGGCGAAGTAGCGGATGGTCACGCGCAGGCTGATGCTGCCCTGCAGCTGGCCGGCAGCGAACCACTCGCGGCCGGTGAGCGGCTCGCACTTGGCGCGGCAGGTGCGGGTATCCGCCCAGCTCTCCACCGTCTGGCCGTGGCCGTCCACCGTGCTGCCCCGCGTCTGCAGGGTGATCTGGTGCGGCAGGTTACGGCAGCGCATGGATCAATGCCCCACCACGCGGTAGGCGTCCAGCAGGCCATCCACAAAGCCGGGCTTGGCGAGCTGGCCGCGCATCACCTCCACGCTCTCGCCGCGCAGCTCGTACATGCCGCGGATTCGCATGAGCATCCAGTGCTTGAGGCTTTCTGGCACGGCCGAGCCGGCTGCACCGTAGCCCGCCGTGTAGTTGATGCGCACACTGGCAATCTGGTATTGCACCTGGGGCCACACCTGCCCGAAGGCCAGGGCCACGCGGCCGGGTTGGCTGGCGGTGTCCACCGTGTACAGCGCGGCATCAGCCGTCTGCCAGGCGCCCGCGCTGTCCAGGTACTGCACGCTCTCCACGCTGGCCAGGGGCGCGTGCTCCAGATCGATGGGGCCGCAGCCGAAGCTGTCCAGCGTGCGGCGCCACTGCTGGGTGATGAGCGCGCGGCCGGTGAGGTGCTCGCAGGCCTGGCGGGCGGCGGGGATGAGCACGTTGGCAATGAGCTCGTCATCAGCCGTCACATCCGCCTCCACCTGGCAAAAGGTCTTCACCTCGGCCAGGGTCAGGGGCTCCGCGCTGGGCGCGGTGGTCAGCGTGTAGCTCATGGCGGCGGCTCAGTTGTTGGAATGGGGGCCGGGCAGCAATGCCGCCCGGCGGGTGGCCTTAGACCACCTGGACCACGGTGGCCGGGTTGCTGTCCGAGGCCGGGGCGTAGCGCGGGCCGATGCCGTACAGCTGGGCAGAGACCAGCGAGGCGGCGGTGCCCACGATGATCTTCATGCGAACGCAGTCGTAACCGCCTTCCACATCCAGATCCGACACACGCAGGTTGATGATGGCCTGCTTGTCATCGCCCGAGGCTTTGACGATCTGCGTCAGGGACTTGCCGGCGATGTTCTTCACCCCGGTGGCCGAGGTGTCGGTGGCCTGCTGCAGCGAGAAGTCCACCGTGGCGCTGGCGCCCAGCACGCCCGTTTGGATCACGGCCATGATGGTGTGGAACTTGGAGACATCCACGCAGGTGGTGTTGACGGTCGATGCAGCTTGGGACTGCGGCGAGTGCGATTGCAGGAGGGCGATGGCCTCCGAGGGCTTGACGTTCGGGAACATGGTGATTTCCTTTCAGGGGATGGGGTGTGCATGCGGCCCGGGCTGAGCCGGGCCGCTTCAGGGAGCGCCGATCAGCGAGCGCCCAGGCGCACGAACGGGCTCAGCGTGTTGCTGCCCTTGGCCGGCGTGATCGCGGCCTTCTGCTTGGGGCCACCGCCCAGGCGGAAGGTGGCGCGGAAGGCGGTCACGTCTGCATCGAAGAACAGGTGCATCGAGGTGGCGGTCTGGATGCCGCCGGCCTTGGTGAGCGTGCGGTAGGCCTTGAAATCGTGCAGTTGCACGTCCCCCGCAGCGCTGAAGGTCTCTGCATGCTGGCTGACCATGATCGGGCGGCCGAGCAGGGTGCCGTATGGGTTGCCCTGGATGCCGCCCACAGCGCCGGTTGCCGGCAAGTAGATCGGGTAGTTGCCGAGCGTCAGCGTGAACAGCGCAGGCAGCACATCCTGGTTGATGACCCACATCGCGCGGCCGAATGAGCCGGGGCTCAGGCGCGCCACCATCTTGGCAACATTGAGTGCCTGCAGGGTGTTGGCGGCCTGGCCCGATTCCTTCGCCACCTCGATGATGGCCGGGCTGTTCATCATGCCCATCAGCTGGCCGGCAGCCGTGCCAGTGAAGATGGCCTCGTTGCTCTTCCAGCGGATGCTGTCGGCCACCTTGCCCGGCAGGTAGCTCATCAGCGACGAATCGTCCTCGAGCAGTTCGTCCGTCATGGGCACGATGGCAATCAGCTTGTCCATGCGCAGGCTGGCGGTGCCCAGCTTGGGCTTGGTCTGCGTTCCTGCCGTGCCCTCCGAAGCCCAGTAAGCGCGCACGCCGTCCGTGCCCCAGGGGGTGGTTTCGTCCTGCGGCCAGGTCATCGCGTTGCGGCGCGTCTCGGTGTTGTCGGTCAGCGGGATCAGCGATTCTTCGGTCTGCGAAAGCGTCCAGATGTCTGAACTGAAGTCCGGCGGGATGGCAAAGCCGCCATCCGCACCCACGCCCTCGTTGCCGAAGGTGGTGGGCGCGGCTGCGCCGATGACCAGCCGGCTGTCAGGCTCGCGCCCTTCCATGCCGGCAGCCTTGACGGCCACTGCGAACTCGCCGAAGGTCTTGAAACCGCGCTTGGGGTCATCCGCCAGGTTGGTCTTGGTGGCGGTGATCTTGGCGTTGGCGCCCAACTCGACGCTGGTGCCCAGGCCGGCCTCCAGATCGGCCATGGCCTCCATGTTGTTGATCTGCGCCTGCACTTGCTGTGCAGCGCTGATATGCGCCTCAAACGCAGATTGCTCTTCGGCGCTGAGGGTGTCGCGGCCTTCGGCTGCGGCCTTGTCGGTGATGCCCCGGGCCTGGCCCAGGACGGTGGCCAGCTTGGCCTTGAGTGCACGGATGTTCATGATGGGTTCCTTCTTCAGAGGGTCCAGAAACGACGAAGCCCGCCGAGCTGTGAAGCCGGGCGGGCCGTAGGGGGTGGCACCGTGGGGTGCCTGTTGGGGCGGTGCGCCGATGGGCGCGGGTTGAAACGGGTCTAGCTGCGGGCGTTCTCGATGGCGGCCAGGATCTGCGCGTCACCTGGGGTGATCACGTTCTGGGTCTGGCTGGCGTCCACATAGCCGCCCACCTGGTTGGCACCCTTGGCGCTGGTGGGCAGGATGCGGTAATACATGCGGCCGGGGTTGCCGCCGAACTGGATGGCTGAGAAGACCGGGCTGTCTTTCTCGAGGTTGCTGATCGGTGCGGCCAGGCGGTGCGGGTGGCCCTTGTCGAACAGCGTGGGGTAGAAGCTCATGCCGTGGCAGGCGATGGGCGGCGCGGTGCCGGCCATCTCGTACACGAACGGCGCCACATCGATATCACTCACCGGTGCGCGGCAGGTGCCGCCGGGCACGCCGGGCACGTAGACCCACATCACCGAATCGGTGGCGCTCTGGTGCGGCACGCCCTTGGCGTCGAAGCAGCCCTCACCACCCGAGTGCGCGTTGTCGCACTTGATGATCAGGATGGTGTTCTGCTCCCACCCGCGTGCGATCAGCTCGGTGCGCAGGGTGTCTATGCAATCGTCAACGGCCAGCGCGGTGCGCAGCGCCTCGGTGTGGCCCAGGCGGGCGGCCGTCACCGCATCCTCATCCCACGGCACGGTGGCCACGGCCTGGCTCCAGGAGCCGTGGCCCATGGTGGTGAGGTCGACGCCGAAGCTGGCATCCTCGGTCAGCGTCACCGCGGTGTTGGCGTAGCGGGCGGGTGGGATGGCCACGCCCCCGCTGTCCTGGTGGGTGCCCTTGGTGGCCAGGATCAGGCTCCAGGGCCGGCCAGCGGGCACGCTGTCGAAGAACTCCACGCAGCGCAGGCGCTCCACGTCCACCGCGTAGTCGGTGCCGGCGGCGTTGGTGTCGGCCGTGCCGTGGGTCATGCGGATGGTGCCGTCAGCCTGCAGCTCTTCCCAGTCGAAGTAATTCGGCGCGCCCCACTGGCCGGCCATGTAGTGCACGCCCGGGTGCTTCCACGGCAGCTCGCCAAAGCCGCCGTTGCCGTTCTCGCCGAGGCCGTTGTAAATCTTGCCAATGAACCCGTTCCAGTACCCGGCCCGCTCCAGGATCACCGGGATGGTGTTGTTGAGTGCGCCGCTGGCCACGTAGCGGGTGCCGCTGCCGTTGTGCACCGCATCGTGGCGCTCCACGCGCCAGCCGGTGTAGGTGGCGGCGCGGCCAGGGAAGCACAGCGGCGTGTTGACGCTGGCACACGGGTAGTAGGTGCCGCGTGCCGCGTAGTTGAGCTGGAACTTGGGCATGGCCCGCAGCGTGTCGCGGTACCAGTCATCACCATTGATGATGATGAAGTTCCACGGCTTGCCGTTGGCGGCAACCAGTGGCGGGGTGTAGCCGGCGATGGGCATGATCAGAGGCCGGATTGGCCGGTGACGGTGTACGAATCAGCGGCCACCACCGGCAGCACCTCGATGGTGGCGTGCTGCGCTGCCGTGCTGAACTTGCTGGATTGCGCGTTCACCGTGGCGCCGCTGGCGGCGATGGTGCATTTGCCCGCGCCGATCTGGGTGACCCGGCACTGGAAGCCCACCGGCAGGCCGGCCGGCAGCGTGAGGGTGATGGTGCTGGCCGAGTTGCCGAGCAGCAGCACGCCATCATCCGCAGCGGTGAGGGCACGCGATGCGGTCACCTCGCTCTTGGGCCGGTCTGGCACCGCGAAGCTGACCCAGCTGGCCGCATCGCAGAAGGCCGGCGCGCCGCCGCGCCTGTCGGTGCAGATGTACAGCTTGTTCTGATAGGCCGGGCCGGCTGCCGGGCGGTTGGCGTAGAGGCCATACAGCACCGCCGCGCCGCTGGGCACGGATTGGCTGCCGCCATCGGGCACCTCGAGGTACAGCTGGCCGGTGGCCACCAGGGGGTCGCCCTTGCTGGCGGGCAGATCCAGCCAGCCCTGCGGGTAGTCAACCCCGCCAGATCGAAAGGCGGTGGGGGCGTAGTAGCGCATGCGTGGGGCCTTCGCTCTCAAGTGGTGATGATGTTGTCAGTGACAAAGAGCGCCACCGTGGCCTCTACCTGCCCGGCCGCTGCGGCCAGCGTGCCGCGCAGACGCAGGGTGTAGGTGGTGGTGGGCTTGCCGGCGCTGAGCACGAAGCCCACGGTATGCCCATCACCCTGCACCACCGGCGTGCCGGCAGTGAGCGCGGGCGTGGTGGCCGGCTCGATCACCACCGCCGCCACGCTGGCCAGGCTCTCGCCCACCTCCAACAGGGGGGCGAAGTCCACGGTGTACGGCAGGCTGTCGAAGCTGCGCTTGGTGAGGGGGAGGCTCATGTCAGGTCTTCCGCAATCCAGCCGCGCTCGCGCGCCTGCAGGGCAAAGGCCCGCGCCCGCGCTGCCTGGGCAAAGGCCCGCCCGCGCGCCGCCGCCAGCACGGTGGCGTGCCGCTCGCGCTGCACCTCCACCCAGGCCCGGCCACGCGCCGCCGCCTGGCCGAACTGCTGCCGCGCCGGCAGGTTGTCGTAATCCACCGGCGGCGCGGGGCGCGGCGCCAGCAGGAGGATGAGCAGGGTGGTGTACATGCGCGCTCGCCTCAGAACAGGGGCAGCCGGTGCAGCTCGGTGCCGGTGTTGCGCAGGCTGTAGAGCCACTTCAGGGTGTCGGTGCCGTCATAGTCCTTCACCCAGATCTTGCGGCCCAGCACGGCGGCGCCGTCTGCGTAGAGGTTGGTGGCCAGGGCTTCCATGTAGTTGCCCCGCACGCTGAACTTGAAGAAGCGGTTGGTGGCGTCTTTGCGGATGTAGATGTAGCGGCCCGACCAATCAGCCGATGAGCCGGTGGTGAAGGTCTCGGTGGCGCCGGGGTAGGCCAGGGCCAGCCAGGCGCCGGCACCGGCGGTGCCGCCCGCGATGTCGTAACGGTCAATCACGGTGGATGCGCCGCCGCGCACGCTGTAGAGGTACCGGCCATCCTTGATGTTAGCCTCCAGCGCCCAGTTGGCGTCACCGGTCTTGCCCACCCAGTTCAGCGATGCGCCGGCAGCAGCGGCAGCTGCGCGGGCGGTGGTGGGGGCCAGCGTGGTCCAGGTGTTGGCGCTGCGGCTGTAGCGGTACATGGTGACCGCGTTGTTGCCCACCAGGTAGATGTGGTCCTGGTTGCTCTCGATGGCGTAGACGCTGGTGGCATCCGGCGTCACCGTCCACGCGGCGCTGACGGTCAGCACCGTGCCGGTGTTGGTGGCGATGGTGCGGATCTGCCCGATGCCGGTGCCGGCGGTGATGCGCACCTGCGAGTTGCACCACTGGTTCGTGGCCCAGGCCTTGGCCGAGTTGGTGAGCGTGGTGGATGTGCCCGAGGTGGCGGTGCCGGTGGCGAACTGGCTGATGCCGGCGGTGCAGCACATCACCCCATCGGTGCCCCAGGTGGCGGGCAGGCCGGTGATGGTCAGGCTGGTCCAGGTGGCAGTCAGTACGTCATAGCTGCGGAAGCTGCTCGCCGCCAGGGTGCCGGCACCCAGCACGTAGAAGGTGCTGACCGAGACAATGAAGGTATCCGTATTGGCCACCGCCGCGCCGAGGGCGGCGAACTGGATGGTGCTGGTGCCGCCGGGCACGATGATGGCGCCGGTGATGGTGGCCTCTACCCCCGCGTTGGCGCCGGTGAGGAACCGCACGGTGCGGCCGATGCAGATGCCGGTGATGGCGGCGGTGGTGGTGGCCGTGGTGGTGCTGCCGCCGTTGGCGGTGACGGTGTTGCTCCACCGCGATGAGGTGCCGCAGGCACCCGCGCCAAAGGTGCCGGACAGCGCGGGGCTGGCGATCTGCACCCAGGCATCTTCATCGTGGTGGTACAGGTAGGCCGAGGTGTTGCTGGTGATGTACAGCGCCAGGTTGGCCACATCGTTCTGATTGAACACCACGAACATGGCCGCCGCAGAGGCCACGGGCGCGGGCGTCATGAACTGCCATTCCTTGCGGTGAAGAACAGGCTTGTTGTTTTGGGTGGCCATGGGTCTACCCGATCATGTTGGCAATGTTGGCCTGCGCTGCGAGGTTCATCAGCGAGGGGATGTGAGGGCCGGCTTGCATGCCGCCCATGGCTGTCTGGTTGGCCAGGGCGGTGACGGTGGAGACCGTGGTCAGCGTGCCGCCCAGGGAGTTGATGCGCAGGGCACCATCGGTGCCGCGCGCAGACATCAGCGGGGCCAGCGCCTGGCGGATGTCGGAGAGCATCTCCAGATCGTCCACCGACAAGGTGACGGCCATGGATTCATCACGCGCTTTCTGCCCCAGCGTCTTGGGCAGCGTGTCCATGATGCCGAAGGTGGTATCAATCTGCAGCGCGGTGGTGTCGGAAATGCCCAGGTTGGTGAGCACCACATTGAAGTAGTTGCCGGGCAGCAGCACGTTCTGGCACAGCGGCTGGTTGGCCAGGCGCGTGAGCGTGGTGCTCTCGGTGAGCTTGGTGCCGGCGGCATCAATGTACTGGTTGATCGTCAGCGTGTAGGGCTGATCACACACCACCTGGATCTGCGCGGCCTGCAGGTTCTGCACGGTCTCGATCGTGCCGGTGAACTTGGCATTGGCGGCCAGCTGCGCGGTGGTGTTGTTGCCGGTGCTGGCCGGGTAGTACAGCGAGCGCAGCGCGGTGGGCACATCGGCGGCGCGCAGTTGGGCATCGGTGAGCGGGCCGCTCACGGGCAGCGCGGTGGCGCGCATCTGCGCATCGGTCACCGGGCCCGAGACCGGCACCGCCGTGGCACGCAGCTGGCCATCGGTGAGCGGGCCGCTGACCGGCAGCGCGGTGGCGCGCAGCTCGCCATCCGTCAGCCCGCCGGTGTTGGCCTGGATGGTCTCCAGTGCGGCCAGCGTGGGGG